CATTTTAATCTCCTGCGCCCTTATTGTTTCGGGATAACTTTACCGGCATCTGGGCCGGAAGGCACTACGTAATACTCACCAAGGGGGATCGCCTCGTACTCGGCCTTGTTCTTCGGGCGGTGCACTTCGTTCGGTATTTCGCGAAGGGCCCCCTTTGCGTCAAGGTCGTACCTGAACGGCGCTTTAGTGCTTTTCTTAAACATCGGCGCTGCCGTCTTCACGAGGTCCGCTGCGGTCTTGGCGCGATCGACACCAAAGCCTGCGGCCTCCCTCGCGTAACTTTCCTGCAATGCGGCCAGTTGCGCATCGCGCTGCTCGCGGGCCTTGCGCTCCACATCGGAGATGTCGCTGAACGCGCCGGAGATCTTGCCCACAGTGCCTGCAAAACCGCGATAGTCCCTCGGGGCCAGAAGCGCCTTGGACAGCATGAAGAGCTGCTCGGACTGCGTCGGGCCTTGGTTGCGCTCACGTATGCGCGCCTCACCGGCCTCGAGGAGTTTCTTGAGGTCTGTTTCTTTCTGGTCCTGCGCAGTTCTTTGCGCCATGTACACGGACTGAAAGAGGCCCGGCAGTTTTGCTTGGTCGCCAAGTTGTGCAAAGTCGATGTCGCCTTTAACAGCCAAGTCGGCCATTGACTGTACTCGGTCGTCGGCTTCCGTGTCGTCCTCGTACATCATTAAACTCCCAACAGCTTGCTGAGCGCTGAGCCAGACTGCGCGTTACCCAATATGCCGCCAAGAGCCGCCAGCGCGCCGCCGACTGTCTCGGCTGTGCTTGGCGGTAGCTTCTCTTGGTAGCCGAGTGGCACGATGCCTTCTTCCTTGCTTGCCTTTGGTACGCCGCCAGCGACGCCACCGAACGTCTGCAGCATAGCACTGATCTGCTCTTGCGGATAGCCCTGCTGACGCAGGAAGTCGCTGTATGCGACGTCGAGGTTCTTCTGCGCCTGACCCTGCTGTGTCGCGCCGACTTGCTGCAGTGCACCCGCGCCGGTGAGGCCGAGGTTCTGCGCCTGCGCGCCAAGTTCGCCGAGCTGTCCTGCGCCAGCAAGCTGACGTGACAGATCCTGCCCGCCGAGGCTGCCTGCCGTCGAGGCAAGGGAAGCTTGGCGTGCGAGGTCGGTGCCCGCAAGGCCTGCGGCCTGCGTGTATCCTGATTGGAGCGCTTCAGTCTGCTTGCCGAGGATGTCGGCGCTGGTGTCGCGAACGGCACGTGCGGTGTCGGTCAGCATCCCCGATGGAGTGCCGCTGCCGTTGCGGCCACCGAAGCCGAGCTGGCCCGCTTGGATGTATCGGCCCTCGATCTGCGGCATGATGTTCTCGGTAAGGTTGCGTGTGCCCAACTCGCCGATGCGGTTGACGACAGCCTCATTGTACGGGTTCATGTACTGGTTGATGTTGGCGACGCTGCTCTGGCCTGCCGCACCAAGGTACGGCTGCGCTACGTTAAGGCCGCCCGGCGCGTTGATCGCACCCTGCGTGGCCTGCGTCGCGGCGTTCAGCGCAGGCTGGTACGCCGTGGCTGCTTGGCCGGTCATGCCGAAGCCTTGCTGCATCGTTGGCGAGAACTCGGCTACACGCGGCCCTTGGTACGTCGGCAATGGCTGCGCGGCGAGCGCCTGCTGATTGGACAGCAACTGCATGGCGTAGTTCGTGTACCAGTCGGGAAGCACAGTCTCGCTGGTGAGCGACTTAAACGTCGAGCCCGTGGGCAGCTGCCCGTTATTGAGAAAGTCGGTAAGCGCCATTATGCTTTTCCTCCGGCCAAGTAATGCTCTGGCCTCTTTGCGTTATCACTGAATTTGCCGCGAGCGAGCTTCTTGCCCTTCTGCTTGCGGACTTTTACGCGGAAGCTGTCGAGCAGCTCCGCGCCGGCCTTGTTCGATCCGTTGCCGAGTAGAGCCACAGTCTCCGCGTCGATGACGTACTCGCCGTCGGACAGCAGCGCGGGGATCTTGTCGTCGCGACCGTCACCGGCACCCTCGACGGCAAAGCCACCACGTGCGAAGCGCATGTCATCGGCAGCGGGGGCGTACATGCTCGGGCCAGCGGGGTTGTTTGGTATCGGCGTCGTGATCGGCTGCGGCAGTACAGGCTGCGGCATGCGCATTGGCTGCGGCGCGAACCGGTTCTCCGCCGTTGAGCCCTCGTAGCCGGTGTATGCGCGGCTGGTGTTCGGCGCGCCTTGTGTGGCGTAGCTGAAGAAGCTCTGCTCGGGGCCGTAGCCGTACCGGTAGTAATCCTGCGGGCTGTTGAAGCCCTGCGCCGCGAGTGTGGACGCAGGGAGGGCACCGCCGCCCGGCAAGGTCGACGTAGGCAGCTGTTTGCTGAAGAGCGAGCTAAGCGCGCCGGTTCCGGCGGGAATGTTGAACTTAGCGCCGTTGCCCTTGTCACCGCCGAGAAGACCGCCGACTGTGCTGACGCCAAGGCTGGCGAGGCGCAGGTAATCGGCGATGTCTTTGGCGGTCAGCTTGTTGCTGTTAGTCAGTGCTGGGTCGGGCGTCGGCACCTGCGGAATGCCGAGACCGGCAAGCACAGACCCAATAGGCGCGAGCTCGTCAGGTACGACGGTTCTTGGTATGGCCTTATTTCCGGTCACGACAATCTCGTCGGAGGGAGCGAGTGTGGGGTCCATAGCCAGCTCAGTGAGTGCAGGTAGTCCCGCAGCCACCGATCCACCGATGACTTCCGCTGGATCTACACGCTTAGTAGCCTCAACAACAATGTCATCCGGCTCCGCCGTAGTGGGCTGTTGCGTCGGCGTGGGTTGTGAAAGGAATGGATCAGCTGCCAGTCCGCCGAGTGCAGGCAAGCTCGCCGTTATGCCCCCACCAAGACCTGCCAACGCGTCTAAGCCAGTGGTCGATCCACCGCCAGTTACAACGATAGGGTCTACGTTCGCATAGTCGCCGATAATTGGCTTGTACGGTTCGGGGGCTGCAGGCTCCTGCACCATAGGTTCCTGCACCACAGGTTCCGATGGCAGCGGCTCTGGCAAACCACCCTTGGGCAGGAAGTCCGTGGCGATAGGCCCAGTCACGCCAGCCAGCGCGCCGCCAATATTAGGGGCGGCGGACGCAGCTTTGTTCGCAATTACGTTGATGGTGTCGTCGACCGGTGGTCGAAACGCTTCGGGTAATGGCTGCTCCGCGAATTGCTCGGCTGGCGTCTTGTACCCAGTCAAGCCACCTAGATTGCTTGATGCGCCGGATGCGAGACCCTGCAGCGCACCAGCGCCCGCGCCTTGCAACGCCTTCGACAGTCCTGTTACGACGATGTCGCCCGTAGCCTGTTTGGCCACTTCTTCGGCGGTCTTCCCCGCGAGCGTCCCGCCGATGCCACTAATGGCCTTTCCGATGGCCTCGTTAGCGCCTGTGACATTGCCTAAACCTGCCGTGGCTGCGCTTAACAAGCCTGCTTTAACAGGATCTTTACCGGCCAGACCTGCGCCTGCGGCCCCTGCCATAAGGCCACCAGCCATCTGCGCCGGTAAGCTCATGCCTCCGGTCGCTATCGCCATAGCTACAGGCAACGCAAAACTCGCGATGTCACCAAGTGTGCTTTGGTTCCGTTTTTCGTTGGCAACGACGCTGTAGCCGCTCTCTTGCTGTGCGTTTGGCGTCTGTATCTGCCACTGCGCCTTTGCGCCACCCTCGGCGGTGAGCGCGCTGGCACGTTTGATCGCCTCTTGCGCCCCCTCGTATCCAGCACCCTCGTACACCACTTGTCCGGTGTTTTTGTCGAAAAGGCGGAAGACTTGCGTTGGTGACGTTACCGAAATGTAGTTGTCGCCGTACGCAGTCGGGTTGCCTTTATTAGACAACGGCGCTTGGAACATTTGTAAGTCGGGATTGGTTGGGTATATTCCGCCACCCTGTAAGCCGCCGCCGAAATCGGAGGCGAAGTTCATCCCGTACAGATTGTTGAGGCCGCTTAAGTCCAACCCAGCCAAAGCACTAAGGTCGTACGGCGCTGCGGCCTCGGCTGGCGCAGCCTCCTGCGTCATCGGCTCCACGGCAGGCGTGTAGACAGGCTCGCTGTAGGCGGGCTCCGCGTACTGATACGGCTCGACATAAGGCTCGTTGTACGATGGTGCGGGGTACATTGGCTCCGCGCTCATATACGGATCGACGTAAGGCTCGTTGTATACTGGCGCGTTGTACACAGGTTCATTGTACACTGGGGCATCGTACTGATACGGATCGGCATACTGGTACGGATTAACGTAAGGCTCGTTGTACACGGGCTCATTGTACATCGGCTCCGCGCTCATGTACGGGTCGACGTAAGGCACATCATACACCGGCTCGTTGTATACGGGCTCCGCGTACTGATACAAATCCTCGAAGCGATCCACGTCGTACATCATAGGCTCGTCAAACTGCGCGCGTCCGCCTCTGGCGTAGCGCGGCACGGCTGCCTGCAGATAGTTACTGAAGCCGGGGATGTAGTTCATGAGCTTGTACCTTCGAGCATTGGATATACACGCATTCCCCACTCACGCCAATCAGAGAACTGATATGGATCAGGAATAATTTGCTGCGTAAATGGCGAGGCACGCAACAGCCCTATAGCCCAGCCTTGCCACGCGGCCTCTTCGGGCGGTGACCCGAACGACCACGCGTCGTTGACGGACAGGATAACCGAGGAGGCCCAGTCTTGCCAAGTCATGCCGCGAGGGTCGATCATCCCAATGTCGTCCCGTCGCCGGGCTGGACGTGTGCAAGCACAAGGCCCATCTGATAGTCGCCGCCGAGGGTGTTGCTCTCGAAGCGGAAGCGCAACTCGCGGCGCTGTGTCTTGAGGAAGACGACCTGCTCCTGCGGCGTCTCCGGCGTCTCAACGAACGTCATGATTATGCCGTTGACTTCAGGTGCGCGGGCGTTCGCTCGGCCCATGACCTGCACCGTCATGTCGCCGCTCTGCACGAAGTCTGGCTCGAGCATCAAGACCTGCATGGACTTGTTGATGCCCGACGTAACGGGCATGGACAGGTCAGCCGTCTCGAAATACGACTGTATCGGGTTGAGCGTCAGGCCGTCGATCTCGTCCGTGCCGACCTCGTGAACCCAGAACTTGTACGGGTTGTCGAACGTCATGTCGAACGTGGCCGCGCTGCCCGACCCGCCGGTCACGCTGACTGGATTGACAGGGATTTCGGTGTACTGGCCCGCGTTGGTGATGGTGACGGCAGTAATAGCCCCTCCGCCGCCGACAGTCGAGACCGTCAACTCAGTGTCGATTTGGCCGAGGCCTCCAACGACGGTGAGCGTGTCGCCCACGGTGTAGCCTGTGCCGCCCGCAAACACTCCAGCCTCAAAGGCCGCAGCATCCTGCGGCTCAACGCCAGACAGGAGCGGCTTGCGGAAGACGGCGGGGAAAAGGCCCGCACCGCGTCCGCCATTGGGCATCGCGGTGTCGTACCACGTATTCTCGCGCACGTTGTAGATGACGGCGTGGTTCGGCTCGATGCTGTCGCCGAACGGGAAGCACCACCAGATCTCGCCGAAGCGCGGAACCTTATACGCAAACACCTTCTGCCGCTGCGCGTAGTTTAGGTTGTCGAAGAAGAAGTTGATGTTCAGGTTGTTCTCGACCTCGCGCACGACGCCGTTGAACGTCAGGAAGCGATCGGTGCCGATCCAGTAGAAGATGCCGTCGTACTCAATGACGGACGCGGCCGACAGGATCGACGACTGCGCGCTGATGGTGTCGAATTGGAATACTGGCGTGCCGCCGACGTAAGTGCCGCGAATGAGGCTGTCGGCAGACCAGAAGAGGCCCGACGGGCTGTTGCCCGGTCCACCGCGCAGTGGCATGCCTTTGACGATTTTCTGGCCTGTGATGTAGGCATTGCCCGCGCCAGAGCTTGTGAAGTCGGCTGGATCGTTCGGCACGGACCACGCCGCGTAGCCGTCGTTACCGAAGGCGAACGTGTAAGGCGGCAGCGTGACGACGCCGCCAGTGACGCTGAAGTTGGCGGGCACCGTGGTGACTTCAGTCAAGGCGCTCGTGCCGAGGAGGTCGCCGACGAAGAGCGCGCCGCCGTCGCTGTTGCAGATGCAGCCGAGGTTCGGCGCGACTTGCGCGACAATCTGGTTACCGTTGGTCGTGTCGTATGCCGTGGCGAACTGCCACATATTGCCGTCGTCTACGGTGAAACCCGACGAGGGTGTGCGGTCAGTTATGACGCTCGTGTTGAATGTGGCGTCGATGAAGAAACGCTCAAGGCGGTCAGCCGATCCGGCGTGGACATATGTCAGCAAGTCCTGCGTATACTCGTGCAGCGCACGCGGCAGGCCGCGCAGGAACTTGTTGATCGAGCGGTAGCCGCCAATCTTACGTGGCAGCCCACGCTGGAAGCGGACCCACTGGCCGTCAACGTACTGGTCGCCCTCGAACTTGGTGCCGTCGCGCTTGATGCCGGGCTTCGACATTATCTGTACGATTTGTTCGGCCATTAGCTTACCAAAACCCATTTTAGCGCGGCTTCGTCCCAGTAGTAGGGTTGGTTGTCAGCCGGATACGGCACAGGTGCAGTCCACAGGCAGGTATCTTCGTCCAGTGTCCACGACGGGAACGGCTGTGGTGCGTAAAACGCATCACGATCTACGTCATATGTGTAGCCGACACCTGCGTAGTTTTTACGCAGAGGACGCCCTTCTGGGTGCTGTCCACCGTATGTGTTGTAAGACGTTTGCACCCAAAGCGCAGGGTCTCCGAACAAACCGGTGTCGATAACGTCCTGCTCGATGACGAGCACTTCCGTGACGATACCGTCGATGACTTTTGCAAAATGGCTCATGCCGTGTAGCTCCCTGAGGAGTTGAATTGAAGTATGGTGTTAGAACCACTAGTTGTAACAGTCGGTGAGCCAGTGGTTATACCGCTATACCGAGCAGTTGGTACGGAAATAATCACTACGCCAGAACCACCGCTACCGCCGACCCCAGTACCGCCAAACCAGCCGCTGCCCCCGCCGCCTCCGCCTGTGTTCGCGGTTCCATCCGTTCCATTACCGTTGAACGAAGAGCCAGCACCACCGCCGCCTGAGCCACCAGCACCGGCAGTATCGCCCGAACCACCGCCGCCGCCTGCGCGTGTGACGGATGTGCCTGTTATGCTAGAGGCTGAACCAGAACCGCCGCCGCCGCCATTTACGCCACTTGCGCCAGAACCCACGCTGCCAGCACCACCACCACCGCCACCAGCTAAGTTAGTTGCACTACCCACGCCGCCGTTGTTACCTTGGCCTGAAGTACCTGCACCGCCAGCGCCTGAGAAGTTTACACCACCCCCACCAGAGCCACCCGCGTTACCTACAGCACCTGAAAAACCGCCACCCGCGCCACCGCCGCCGCCAACTGGGCTGATGGCGTTGAAAGAAGACGTACTGCCGTTACCCCCGTAGGACTCAGCACCGCCACTTCCTCCCGCGCCCACAGTAATTGTGTATGTCGTGCCCGGAGTTAACGTCGAGGTGCTGCTAAGGAGACCGCCAGCACCACCACCGGCAGGGGCGCTGTTAAAGGTGTTATTACTACCCCCGCCACCGCCACCCGCGATAATAAGGTATGACGCACTGTACGAGCTGGAGGTGCCGTAGAAGTTCTGGATGCTGATTGTGCCAGATGAAGGCACAGCACCATATGTGCCAGATGTTCCCGCAAGAACATAGGCTCCGCCAGCGTAATATTCGCTAAGCGAGATAGGGTTCGACCCACCAAACTCAGTTTGGATTTGTGCGAGTGTAAGAGGGCCGCTGGATGGTAGTGCCATTAGACTGTCCCGTATGCTGTGACGTTACCCTCGGCAATGAAGTTGCCACTACTATCAATACGCAAGATGGTAGCAGCTCCATACTTAATGTACAGATAGCCACCGCTTTCCACGATGCTAAAGTTGGACGTGACGAGGTTTGCCGCGTTCGTGGCGTTAGTGGCTGAAGTTGCCGATGTGGCCGTCGCCGCGTTGCCGGTGATGTTGATGCCCCAAGTGCCGCTGGCACCTGAACCTGCACGCGAAGGAACGTCGAGTGCGGTTTGCGCACCGCTTGCGGTGCTGGAGCCTGTGCCGCCGTTGACGACGGCGACGGTGCCGGTAAGCTTAGAGGCCGCCAGCGACGCGATGAAAGACGGATCAGAATAGCTGGCCGTCGTCACAACGCCGTTGGGCACACTCGCGGCGGTGCCGCTGACGTTAATCGCCCACGTGCCGCTTGCGCCCGAGCCTGTTCTGGATGGCACATCGAGTGCGGACTGCGCAGTGGCTTGTGTGGTTCCGCCGGTGCCGCCGTTGCCGATCGCAAGCGTGCCGCCAAGAGTAAGCGTGCCGGACGTTGTGATAGGGCCGCCGGTCAGGCTCAGGCCCGTCGTGCCGCCGGAGCCGCTGACACTGGTGACAGTACCCGCACTGCCTGTGGCCGAGATAGTAATCGAACCAGCGCCGTTGGAGATGCTGATGCCAGAACCGGCGGTAAGCGTCGCCTTCGCGAGTGTGTTGCCAGTGCTGTTCCCGATGAGCAGTTGCCCGTTGGTGTACGTCGTCTGGCCGGTGCCGCCGTTGGTGACGGCCACAGTGCCTGTGACGTTGGCTGCGTTGCCGCTAATGTCGCCCGTTATCTTCGAGCCAGCGAGTGCCGTGATCCACGTCGGGTTGGAGTAGGAGCCCGTCGTCACGACGCCGTTCGTCGCCGTCGCTGCGTTACCGCTGACGTTAATTGCCCACGTCCCGCTGGCGTCGCCGCCGGTGCGCGTCGGCACATCGAGTGCGGTGCGTGCGAGGGCTGCAGTAGTCGCGCCAGTACCGCCGTTGGCGATAGCGACCGTGCCGGTGACGTTGGCGGCGCTGCCGCCTATGTTACCCGTAATCTTTGAGCCCGCGAGTGATGTTACCCAAGCCGGATCTGCGTACGAGCCCGTTGTGACGACGCCATTCGTGGCGGTGCCCGCGTTTCCTGTGACGCTGATGCCCCACGTCCCACTCGCGCCAGATCCAGCGCTCGAGGGGACGTCGAGTGCAGAGCGTGCGCCAGACGCAGTAGTGGATCCAGTACCACCGTTGGCGAGTGCCAACGTGCCTGCGAGGGTGATTGTGCCCGCGCCGGTGACAGGTCCGCCGGAAGTGGTCAGGCCTGTCGTACCGCCGCTGACGTCTACCGACGTTACGGAGCCGCCGCCAGCGGTGGACGATATGGTGATACCGCCCGCGCTGTTCGTGACAACGATACCGGAACCCGCACTGAGGGTCGAGAGGTTGTAGCCTGTGCCGTTGCCGATCAGAAGCTGCCCGTTTGTGGGCGCAGTCGCGACACCGGTGCCGCCCTGCGCGACAGTGAGCGCGGTGGTCAAGCCCGTGAGAGAGGTGATGTCGGCGTTCGCACCTGCGGCTGCCGCGCCGAGCGTGAGGCGTGCGCCGGAGGCACTGGTCGCGCCAGTGCCCCCAGACGCTATCGCGAGCGTGCCCGCGAGTGTCAATGTGCCGGAGGTTGTGACCGGCGAGCCGGTGAACGACAGGCCGGTTGTGCCGCCCGATGCGGCCACCGACGTTACAGTACCAGCGCCAGCGGTAGACGTGATGGTGATGCCGCCCGCGCTGTTCGTGATGCTGATGCCCGAGCCAGCCGTCAGGGTCGCCTTCGTGAGCGTGTTGCCTGTGCTGTTACCGATCAGGAGCTGCCCGTCGGTGTATGTAGTTTGACCCGTTCCGCCGTTGGCGACAGGCAGCGCGGTGCCCGACAGCGACAAGGCAAGCGTGCCTGACGTCGTGACTGGCGATCCGGTTACGGACAGGAACGATGGGACTGTCATCGCGACGCTGGTAACCGAGCCTGAACCCGTGCCTACGCCCACGCCGTTGATGAAGAGGCCCGTGGCGTTGATGGTGCCCGCGCCCTGCGCGCCAAGCGTAGGTGCGCCGACTTGGATGCCTGCCGCGTTGGTGAGCGCGGTGATGTCTGCGTTCGAGCCGCTTGCCGCAGCGCCGAGGTTCGTGCGTGCGCCGCCAGCGGTCGTGGAGCCGGTGCCGCCCTGCGCGACGGTCAAGGCCGTCGTGAGGCCCGCGATCGACGTTATGTCAGAGTTCGCGCCTGCGGCTGCCGCCGAGATGGTTGAGCGCGCACCTGCGGCCGACGCCGCAGTGAAGAGCGCAGCGCCGATACCCGTCGCACCCAAGTTGGTGCGCGCCGAGGTTGGGTTGTTTGCGCCGGTGCCACCCTGCAATACGGGTAAGATGCCCGCGAAGGGCGCGGACGTAGTTGCCGAGATGATGTCCGTACCGTCGCAGTACAGGATCGCGGTCTCGCCCTGAGTAACCAGTGTGGCCGCGCCGCTGGCGGTCTTGATGCCGAGCGTGAACGCGCCAGTCGTGGCGTTGTTCACCCAGTACTGTTGGACTGTTGCGGGCACGACGATGTTGGCGTTAGACGTCAGCGTGCCGTTGAACTTGTACGCGATGCGGTTCAGTTCAGAGCCAGCGAGCGTGTACGTGCCGCCGGTGACGGCGATGGTCGTGTAGTCGAAGGCGAAGACCGCCTGCTGCCCGAGGCCGATGGTGTACCACTGGACGCCGTCGCTGACGACCACGGCGCTGTCGCCCGGCTGCAGGCGGAGCGTGGACGACGCGTTGATGAGCTCCGTGCCGGACGGATCGATGGTCAAGTCGCCTTGGCCGCCGTTGCGGACCTGCACGAACCAGCCGTCGCCAGCGCCGACAGCCGTCGGCAAGTTCAGCGTGCCGAGGCCGCCGTTCCAGACAAAGACCTTAGCGCGGTCAGGGGCCGTGAGGCTGTAGGGCGTGATGGAGAAGTCAACGACTTCGTAATTCTGTGCAAGTTCCGAGCCGTCTGCAACCAGACCGGCACCCGCCAACGCAGCGGCCTGAGCCTGCGCCACGGCAGCGCCGTAGCGGAACGTGCGCCAGACACCGCCGACGGTGGTATTGTTGATGAGGTACGCCTGCCATTGCTCGCCTGCGCCAATGCTCAGAATTGCGTTGCCTGCGGCGTTGTCGATCGTGATTGTGTCGGGGCCGAGGTTGTTGAACAGGATTGTCTGGCCAACGCTGACTTCAGTTGCGTCGGGAAGCGTGACGGTGAAGGGGCCTGTCGGTGTGATGTCGATGATGCGTGCGACAACGCTGTCGCCCTCGCCTGCACCGACGGGCCAGCTAAGCGCGATGTCGTCGGTGAGCGCCAGCGAGAGATAGGAAACGTCTGCGGGGTATATCGTCGTGCCGCCGAAGACTTGAGTGAAACTGCCAGACATCTTTAAGCCTCCTTACGAGTGGCGCTGCGGTCAAGTATCTTGGCGAGGTCTTCGCCATTCAACATGCCAGCCGCACGGTCGTACATATTTTGCCATACAGGGATGCGCTCGTCGTTCTTCAGGAATGGCGTCGCCTCTAGGAGGGTGGCATACAGAAGGATTTCGGGTGCGTTTTCGGTGAGCCAGTTTGTCTGCGCCTCCTCGTCGAGGAGCGGCGGCAGTTGGTAGTACAGGATCTCGATTGGGTAATCTACGTCGGGTGTCGGCGCGAGGAGCCAGTGATTATAGTCGTAGTCGCTGTAGAATATCGGCTGCGCGGTTTCGGTGGCGTCGGGCCAATAGCTGCGCAAGTAATCGTAGCTGCGCGTGAACAGCGCCGTGCGGCTGTTGTTACCCGCGCCAGTGCCGATGAAGACGGAGACGGTGTCGCGCCACCGGTCGGGCTTAGATACGACGGGATTGCCTGCCTCGAGCTGCGCGGTGACCACGTTGATGAAGCCTTGGATCTTCAGCTCGCGGGCGATGCGACGCTCGGCGAGGTTGATAAGGCGCGGGATCTGCTCGAAGACGATTGGGTCGGAGGCAAGCGTATCCCCGCGCTCAAGGTAGCGCTGCACGTCCTGCTTTAGAGATGTAAACGTCATCGCAGTGGCCATAATACGCCCCTATAACAGATTTAAGTTAGAATAACAGCCTTCGCCGCGACTGGCGCGGCGAATTTGTTGATTAGCCAGCAAGGTACTGTGAAAGCAGACCGGCGATCGTCGCAACGACCGCTACCCCGCCCGCAAGCTTGGCTTTCCAGCCGAGGGCAGGCTTTGCTTCCGCGTCCATTGGCAGGATTTTGCCTACAGCCTTCTTGAGGATGGCCTTCTCGGCTTCCTTCTGGATGAGTTTCTTCAGGTTAACCATAGTCGTTCTCCTTAGAGCCAAGTAGCATACTTCTTGGTTTTCTGTTTGCGGTCATCGAGGCCGTGTGTGCCCCCGTTGATCCGCTTCGTCAGTGCGAGGATCGCAGCGTCGTTGATGCCCTGATCGCAAATGCTCCACAGCTTGTTTGCGTCAAAGAACCAGAGGGCGCTTTCGAAGCCGAGTTCGGTAGCGACGAGATCTGGGTTGTCCAACACCTCTTGTTCGCGCCCTATGTACTTGCCGAATGCGCGGTAGTTGTTCTTCCCGGTGAGTTGAAGCGGACCCCGGCCCCGGTACTTCCAACCGTCGCCAGACGCTTCATCGCCGTTGCCCATGCGGTTGGCGTAGACGCGGTTAGCAATCTTCTGTGGCTGGCGTTCGTAAGCCTTGGCCAGCGCGTCGGTAGGGAAGTACTTCCCGAAGATGCCGCGCAGACCCTTTGCGCCGTAGTTCAGGTTCTCACTGAACGCCTTGAAGTTGCCGCTTTCATGCGCCGTCTGGGCGAAGAAGTGCGCGGCGCGGTTCTTGTTCAGCTTGAAGTGGGCGCAGGCAGATTTCAGCGTCCCCGGACCGAACGCACCATCTGGGTGGCATCCGCATTTACTTTGAAGGTTCGTTAAGCTCATTTGCCAGCACTCCGCCAATCTGGAAAGTCATTCGCATCGACCACACCGTCACCGTTGATGTCATACCGCAGGTCGCCGCGATACTTCTCCCAAGGCTCCATGTCGTCGTCATCGTCGTCTTCTTCAGGTGTGTCGATAAAGACGGTGGCTTGTGGATCGTCGTATGTTTTTGGCGCTTCTGTTTCCATTGCTGGCGTCAGATCAAGCGGCGCGGGCGGTGGTGAAGCAGGCTCTTCTGGCTCAGGGTCGTTGCGATCTTCGGGAGGTGGTGGAACCAACTCGCCCTTCATGCCCATGAGCGTGGCGTACGACCCAGCAACCGCGCCGACGACCGAAGTCATGACGTAGCTTAGAAGACCGAAGACGTCCTTGTTGTCGATCACTTCGTTCGATACAAACAGGCCCACAATCATGGCGCAGGTAATAGCGACAATGACGAACGCCATTGTGCGGGCAGCAAGCCAAAGCGCCTTGATGCGCGCATCTAGTAATTTATCTTCCATCTTTAGTCCTTCCCTGCCAGCGGGTTCGCCAGCGTCTTTTGAATACGTTCAGCAGTCTCGGTTTCAAGCTCCTTGATCCGGCGCTGTTGTTCCTGATCCTGTTGGCGCAGTTGTTCTATGACAGCGCGCTGCATCGCCATGTTCTGCGCGTCGCTGTTGCGAACACTGCTCGATACCGCGTCAACCGTCTGGCGCGTGCCACTGACGCTGCTGGAGATGCTGCCCGTCATGTAATTCAGGGCTTCGCTGTTGATCTTGGTCAGACGCTCGACGCTCGTGACGCGCTCATCCAGCACCGAAATGCGGCCTTCGATACCGGACAAATCTGGCGGAACATACGCCGCCGTCACTTCCTGCATCGTCAGGAATTGCTGGTACACTTGAAAGCCAGCCCACAGGCCGCCAATAACTGTTGAAAAGGCAGCAAAGATAATGGCTATCTTGCCGCTGCTTAGGCCGCCAATGTTAAAACTGAAGCCGCCCTCGTCGAACGAGACCTTTGGCTCCTCATCTGTACTGCTCATCTACCATCTCCTGCCAACGGGCATCGTTTGTCTGCATCATGCGATACAATTCAAAGTTTGCGTCTCGCAGCACACGTCTGCGGTATATATCACGTATTGCGTAAAAGTCAGCCCTATCTTGTAATGAGGCCTGTGTGTACGCAGCGAAGCCCGGCACGGCACCCATCTCCGCGATGGTCTCACCCTGACCTTCTGCCATTTCGCTTTCTGATTTTTCAGATGACGCGGTTGTTGCGACGGGCGCTGCGCTGCTTTGACCGCCGACATTGTTCAGTATCTCGAATGTGGTGGACATCGACATGGGGCTGCCCGCCGAGATAGCAGCGTCCAGTGGCGATGAGCCTACGCCAGAACCAACCCCGCCGCCAGCCGAAGTGCTTGACCCGAAATCGACGCGCATTTGGAAGCCGCCGAAACTTTGCGACGCCTGTGAACTGTTCTCGAATGACGATGCTTGGCTGACTTCCACCGCCTCTTCAAAGAATGCGGATTGCTGCCCGCTTTCTTCCAGCGCCGTAGCAAGCTGATTGGATGCCTCCTGCTCCAACGCGCCTGACGATGCGTCTTGTCCCCCTACGGCGATCTCTGTGCCATCCAGTTCTAATGATGCCAGTGCTTCCGTTTCGTCAGCGGTGGCGTCCTCTGGGCCTTGCGCCGCCAGTGCCGCCAATTCGTCCGGCGACAGTCGCTCTGCATTAGAGCCGGTATCTTCTAAATCCCGCTCCGAAGTTAACTCCTCAAGGGCGTCCTCCTCGACAGGCTCCTCGTCCGCGACAGGCTCGTCTGTTTCGGCTTCGACAGACGCGTCCGCTGTCTCCAATGCCTCTTGCGCGGTCTCGAGCACCTGTTCGATGTCAGCGACGTCTTCAACCGCAACTTCTTGCTGCGTTTCTTCCATCGCCGCCTGTTCGACCGAAGCCACGGCGGCCTCCAACGCGCTCTCAGTCGGATCAGGTGCGCCAACGTCGACGGCGGCTGGCGGGCAACTCGGGTCCATTGGCGTCACGTTGCAATCAACGGCCGCGACCTCTGGGACAGGTGCAATCCAAGTCAAGAGACCAGACTGGTTCTGTAGGAACTGCGCGTTGCGACCGTAGAAAAGCGGTATGTTGTCGTCCGCAGTTGGGCCGGTGATGCCTGCGGTAAAGTCGCGCCGACCGGAGAAGCCAAGGTTACCAAAGTTCAGTTGTATCTTACCGTCGGCGAAGAGGCCGATCTCGAAGGTGCTACTGTTATTCGTGCCGTACTCGTTCACGCCGTACCAGCCGAAGAGGATCGAGCCGTCGTCGCGGCGATAATATGGATTGCCGGTGTAGCTAATCAGGTCGGACCAGTAGGCATATATCGTATTGCGCTGCGCCAGTTCGACGGGCTGGCCGTTGCAGCACAGATGCGCGCCGCTCTGGAACGACACGAAGCCATTGGACGAAACCCACGCGTCGGTGAACGTCTGGCCCCAATACTCAAACTCAAAGCCAAGAGCTACGTTCCGCGTGCCATCATCGCCCAAATTGAGGGGCGTCATCGTTGTGGGAGCGCCGTTTATTTGCGGGGGAATTAAGGCAGGCTCATAGGTCTGCGCACGCAGAGGCGTCGCGCAAGTCAGCAGGAGGGCCGCCTGCAAGACGTATGTCTTAGTCCTCGGCAGGGCGAAGCTCGACGTTCTCGGTCCACGCGGCGCGGGCTTCCTCGCCAATCAAACCCATGAAGGGGCAGGGCGTGCCAGCCATCTCCATCGCGCCGAATACGCGGGGGTCTTGGCACAGGAGGCTCACGGCGGCGACGCGCATGCCCATGTCGTACAGGGTCTTCGACAGCTTCATCCGCTCGCAGTTCTGATCGCGAACGGTGCGGCCTGCCGACAGGCCGATTATCTGCGTCTGCACCGCGCCGCTCTGGCCAGTGGTGCAGAGGTCTTGGCTGTAGGACATCATGGACGGCGCGATCGCGCTCGGAGGCGGCGACTTGATGTTTTGGTCGATGATCTGCCGATTGACGCTCTCGCTGTAGCTCTTGCTGTCGGAGACGTTGACGTTGTTGTTCTGGTTGACGTTGCGGTTATCGCTGCTTGTCGTCTGGTTGATCGTGCTGGTGTCGTTGTTCGTGTTGTTGGTGTTTACGGTGCTGTTGACCGTCTGATTGACGGTGCTGTTGCTGACGTCCGTATTGAAATTGCGGTTTGTCGCCTCGGATGTGCTGGCGTTGGTGTTCTGGTTGATGTTGGTCATCGTGCCAGAATTTATGTTCGTGTTCTGGTTGATGTTGGTCATCGTCCCAGTGTTCTGATTTATGTTGGTGTTGGTCGACGAACTGACGTTGTTATTGTTGTTCGTGTTCAGCGACGTGCTCGTGCTGGCATTCACGTTGTTGTTCGTGTTGACCGACGTGCTGGTGCTTTCGCTGGTGTTGAAGTTCGTATTGGTGTTTGCCGACGTGCTGGCAGACGTGTTGTTGTTATTATTCGTGTTCGTCGACGTGCTGGTGGAATTGTTGTTGTTCGTGTTGGTGGACGTATTGGTGTTGTTCGACGAGCTGTTGGTCGTCGTGGTGTACACGTACTCCGTCGGGGCCACAGACACCGGCGCGGTCTGCGCAAGCGCCATGCTACACCAGCCGAGAGACACAAGAACCCAATACCTTTTATTCATCACCGATCCGCCTTGTTATCCAGTTTGTCTTCGATCCGACGGAGGTGGATCATCACCTCCTTGAACCTCTCGTCGATGGTGTTGAACTTCTCGTCACCGAAGCCGAGACGCGCCTCAAGCAGCGTCAGCTTATTGGTGAGGTTCACCCAAACAGTTATCAACGCCCCGATGAAGCTCAGGGCGGTGATAACAAAACCAAGGACGGTGAAGAGGGTTGCGGTGTCCATTATTTCAGGTTCCGCAGCTTGTACACGGCGGAGAGGTACACCTCCGTTACGCCGTCGATCAGGTTCGCCACTGCGCGGTTGCCCTCGCAGATGTCCTCGTGGTGCTCTTCGATCCACGCGGCGTCGGCCTCTAGGAGCTTCAGCACGTCGCGTTCAGACACCTTCGGGGCCGGTATGTTGCCGATGAGTTTGAACGCGCCTTGGTAGACTTCTACGAGCCGGTCGATTGCCTCGATCACGTCGTCGTAGAAGTCGCCCAAAGCCATGTGCTTTGCGAAGCTCCCATCACCCTTGGCGCGCCAGTGCTCAAAGTGCGCGACATTGCGTGCGTAGAACACGCGGCTGATGAGATCCTCGATCATGTTACGCGCCGGTTGGGGCGAGTTGGGCGTTTGCTTGGCCCATGATCTTGCGCAACAGCGGGTCTGCGACCTTGTGTGGCAGCTCTTGCAGTGCGGCGAGAATGAGGTTCACGTCGTTGACCAATAGGTCCAACTGTACAGTTGGTTCCTGTGGTGCGGCCTGAGCCTGTTGGTCTACGTCGAGGTGGTCTAATTCTGGGTTCATGCTGTCTCTCCTTTATGCAGCGGGTGCTGCGGGTGGTGTTGGTTCTTCCCACGGGAAATCGCCTTCAGGGACGTCCACTACTGGGTCTTTAATCAGCGCAATCTGCTTGTTGATTTGCGCATCGACGTGCTCCTTGTACGAGCCGACAACTACGGCTTGTATCCAACCGATTACGTCAGCTTCGGTTAAATCTTCGTATGGGATGAACGTGGCAGGGTCGAGGCTGTCCAACGGGAATGGCGTCGCGCCATTGAATACGCCGCTGTCGCCGTCTTCGTCCGTGCCGGTGCAGGTCCATGTGGATTGGACAACGAAGTTATCTACGCTGCCGTCTGTGGTTTTCTTCAGGGACGTTACCGCCCATGTGTACGTAAGTGCCATATTTACTTTCCTTCCAATTCAGCCACGCGGGCTGTTAATTCCTTGATTGCTTCGATCAATACACCAACAAGGTTACCATAGGCAACAGAGAGCGTGTCATCGTCACCGATGCCTTGCTGAACCACCTGTGGCAGCACCTCAAGCATCTCCTGCGCGATGACGCCGACGCCAGCTTCTCCGGTGTCTTTGCGAGTGTACGTGACGCCGCGCATCTGACCGACGAGGTCGAGCGCGTTGGCTACGGTGGCGACATTATCCTTTAGGCGACCATCAGAATAGGCTGTGACGTTGCCCGCCATCGTCAGGTTGCCGGACATATCCATCTGGAAGCGGTTAGCCGCAGCCGACCAACCACCGATACGCAACACGTTGTCGGGGTCCAACCCCATGTTGACGGCGTAATAACCACCGCGATGGAAGGAAAACATTGCTGTGCCAGCATCGGTGGAAAGCACTTGTAGTACTGGGCTACTTTGAGCGCCGCTGTAAGCACTGCTGCCAAAATTGCTTCTGAAATACGCTAAACCAGTAAAGTAGGTATTTACGTTAGACGTACCGCCGTCAGCAAAATCCAGATAATACGCGGTGTTGTTTTGATCGTAATAAATTGTGGCGTATAGTGCGCCGCCGCCATTAACATTCACATTGTAGAGAGCGGGGTATTGCCAAGAGTTGAACGCACTTGTGTCGCCGTTGCGTGTGCGGAAAGCAAACCTATCTCCGCCGCCGTAAGGTGCGTTTAATTGAAGGCTGTAGCCCGTTTCACCAAGGCGAACGATAGGGCCGGTGTAAGGTGCGTTGACCGAGTAAGTGAACCCAGTTGAGTTGCCCGGCATCGTATTGGCGTCGAGTGTGAAGCCTGAATAATAGACGGCTTGGTCGGTCGCACGACCGCCCAGTGTCAGTGTGTTGAGCACCGAGTTGGACGCCGCGTCGATGTAATAGCCAGTGTTGTTGATGTCGTAATATATTGGCGAAAACACGGCGTGGTCAGTTCGCCACGACCCGTCATCATCGCACCAAGAACCCCAACTTCCGCCTTGCGTCAAGAAGCCGATGCGGTTGCTGTTGCAGTGAAGGATGCGCTGGCCTTCGTCGCTATCCGACATGTAGATGTAACTAGCAATTTCGCCGCTGCCTACTGTTAGAGCGCCAACCATAGAGACAGTGGAAAAGCGCGAAGTTCCACTTGGGTCAACGTAATACGCGGTGTTATCGGTGTCGTAGAATATCGCCGAACGTATCGAGGTAGTATTATATACGTACCCGTCCAACATGCTAAACGGGAAGTTATAGCCGTTGTTCGCACTGTTCGGTGTGATGAAACCCACGCCGTTCTTGAACATTACCTCAACGCCAGAACCAGTTCCGTTAAAGCTGCCGCTTACGTTGGCGATAGGGTCAACGCCGATACAAACCGTTGTTTGCGCTTGGTTGCCCAAGACCATCGTGCGGTACGCGGATGAGTAGCCGAAGGTGGATGGGTAGGCGAGAAGAATGTCATTGCCGCTGGAATTGCGGAGATAAATCTCACTGTTGTGCGTTACACCAAGACGCTTGCCCCACGACGAACCGCCATAGCTCCAAAGTGCGGCGTTGTTGTTCTCATCAAGCTGCCAGTTCCACGCACGAGTGTTACCTGCGTCCGCAAAATAAAGCTGGCTGGAGATTGACGCGGAACCCGCCGCAAATGCGCGCACGCCGCTACCGCCACGCGTCTGTATCGTGTTGAACTCAGATGTACCGGCTATATTGGCGTAGAAAGCGGTATCGTTGCTGTCGTAGAAGATAGGCGCAAGAAACGCCCCTGAAGCAAATACGTTGCCATTTGATTGGAGATAGAAATAAGGACTTCCAGACCGAATGCCGTCAGCACCAGCCGTGCTGCCGCCAATCCAAAACTGATTTGATGTGTCGATGCCCATACCATAGACCATCTGCCCGCTGCGCGTCAGACCGTAGTAGGTGTAGTTGTTTCCAGTTGAGCGTGTAACCGCCACCTTGCCGTAAGGGTCGCTATTGTTATCAGATACAAAAAGACCGCCTATGATGCTAAATATGTTTGCAACTGAGGTACCTGCGCCGTCGAAGTAGTAGCCGGTGTTGTCACTGTCGTAATATATTGGTGCGCGAACATCCCCTACAAACCGTGCACTTCCGGTGCTGAAATTGATGATATTCCCGCCCAAGGGGCCGTCG